AAAGCCAGTAGGTCGCGCTACATATTCCAGCGATGATGAAAGTGGCATGTATGCATCGTTTAAAATTTCAAGTAGCAGCCGTGGACAGGATGCGCTTGTACTAGCTCAGGAAAACCTTGTATCTGGCTTATCCGTTGGTGTGGATGTATCCGCATCGAAGCAGATGAAAGGCTACCTGTTAGTTACCGCTGCAGTCCTGAAAGAAGTAAGCCTAGTGGAGTCGGCTGCTTTTGATTCAGCGGCCGTAACTGATATTGCAGCCGCTAAAGCTGCTTTAGAAGCAGCAAACAGCACAAAAACCACAATCATCCATACAGAGATGATTGAAACCGAAACCGAAACCGAAACCGAAAGCGAGGAGACTGTGACTACAGCCCCTATTGATACACCGGATGTACCGGCAGAAAAACCAGTCGAGGCTGCACCAGTTCAAGCAGCTCGCCAAATTATTCGCCCATCCGTATTAGACAGCCAGACAGTACGCACACCGATTACATCGATGGCAAAGTACACAGAGCATAAGATCAAGGCTGCACTAGGCAACCAAGAATCAATGCTCTACGTTACAGCTGCAGATGATTCTTTTAGCACTAACCCTGCATTTAATCCAACACAGTACCTATCAGAATTTCCAACCAATACACGTTTCGGAACACCTGCGATTGATGCATGTTCACGCGGCGTATTGCCAGCAAGCGGCATGACAATCAACGTGCCATCACTTGTTACATCAGCAGGCGGCGGTACAGGCGTAGCACCTGTAGTAACTGTTGAAGCTGAGGCAGGCGCAGTACAAAATACAGGTATGGAAACTGCTTACCTAAGCGGAACTGTAAACAAGTACAGCGGCATGAATACCATCAGCATAGAATTGTTAGAAAGATCAGACCCTAATTTCTATGCAGAACTAACTAACCAGCTACAAAATGCTTACCTAAAGACACTAGATACAACAGTATTAGCTGCGATGGTTACAGCAGGTACTGTTGCAACTACTGCACAAGCTGCTACATCTGCAGGCATTATCGGTTACGCATCAGAAGCTGCTCGCCTTGTATATGAGGCAACTGGTTACTATGCACAGAACTACGTTGCTAATGGTTCACAATGGCAGCTACTAATGGGTGCATCAGATACAACTGGCCGCCCAATTTACTCAGCATCTCAGCCAATGAACGCAGGCGGCTTAACTCAACCTGGTTCAATTCGCGGCAACGTACTTGGCCTTGATCTATATGTCGATAAGAACTTTGCAGCAACAACAACTGTTGATGACTCAGCAATTATCCTTGCGCCAGAAGCATTTACTGTTTACCAGTCACCACAGGCATATATGTCTGTAAATGTTGTAAGCAACCTACAGGTACAGGTAGCGATCTACGGCTACATGGCAACAATCGCCAAAATGCCAAAGGGAATTATCCGTTACAACTTCACCTAAGAAATAACCCTAATAGTCGGTGGGCGATTAGCCCTTTCGCCCACCGACCCCTACTAAGTAAGGAGTTCCGATGCCAGCTAGTTACGTTACCGTAGCCGAGCTACGTGCCAATTTAGGTATCGGTAGTCTTTACTCAGATAGTACGGTCGAGGAGTGCTGCCAAGCTGCACAGGATCAAATTAACAGTTTCCTTTGGTTTGATTCTGCGCCAGTCGTGGGGACTGCATTGGTAAGTAATGTTGCTACCGTAATGTTGGCCAACCCCGGTCTATTTACCGTTGGAGAATCGGTGACTATTGCCGGGGCTGGCTCTACATTTAACGGCACTTACACAATTACTGCCACGCTACCTTTTAGCACAGGCACTACAAATTTATTGCCAGCATTTAATATGCAGTTAAATTATTACCAGCAACCACAGGGTTATAGTTTTATTCAGTTTGCTAAGACTGCAGCCGATCAAAACTTTAGGCGCGTAGTGCCATCAGGCACAGCTACAGGCGAGGATACAAAGACAGCCACCTACGTAAACACAGCAAGCGTTCGCCAAAGTGCGATGATATTGGCCGTGGATATTTGGCAAGCGCGCCAGGTATCCCAGACAGGCGGCGTAGGACTCGATGGCTTTAGCCCATCGCCTTACCGCATGGGTAACAGCATGATAGGCAAAATAAGAGGCTTACTAGCCCCGTACGTCTCACCGAATAGCATGGTGGGATAAATGCCTACGGCAGCGATTACAACCCTGCGCAGCACGATCGCAACGGCTTTAACCAATAACGGAGTTTGGTCGGTATTTAGTTACCCGCCCAGCACAATCCTCGCGAACAGCTGTTGCGTAATTCCAGCCGATCCATATTTAACGCCAAGCAATAACAGCTACATAACTATTTCGCCTATGGCTAATTTTAAGATTCTGCTAACCGTGCCAATGTTTGACAACCAGGGCAACCTGCAGGGCATTGAGGATTTTATCGTTGCGGCTTACACAAAACTAGCAGCATCAAACCTTGTATTTAATATAACCAGCGTTAGCGCGCCCGGTGTATTAAATGCTGATAGCGGCGATCTATTAACCGCCGAATTCAATATATCCATACTAACGAGCTGGAGTTAAACCATGTCATACACAGATGAGGATATTGCCTTCTTGATTAAAATTGGGCAGATCACAGAAGCACCAAAAGATACAAAACCTAAAGCACCTGCAACCGAGAAAACAGAGGAATAACTAAATGGCCGTATATTTAAGCAATACCGTTGTAGTAACGCTGAACTCAGTAGTTCTATCAGATCACGTTACAAGCGCAACAATTAACCGTGTATTTGATGAACTTGAAGTAACTGCTATGGGCGATACAGCTCATAAGTTCGTTAAAGGTCTAGAGGCCAGCACAATTACTCTAGATTTCCTAAGCGATACAGCTGCAGCAAACGTAAACGCAACCTTGCAAGCTGCATGGGGTACAACAGTACCTATTACGCTAAAGCAAACAAGCGCAGCAGTATCAGCTACTAACCCGCTATACAGCACAACAATTTTGGTGAACAACACCACCGACATTAACGGTGCTGTTGCTGATATTGCAACTCAGAGCATTACATTTACTTGTAATTCACCAATCGTAATTACAACTACCTGATAAAAACAAAAGGGGCTAAAAATGGCAAAGTTAAAAGTTACTAAAGTAGATGGCAACGTATCTGAGCATCAGATAACACCATCTATTGAATACGCGTTTGAGCTGTACGCAAAGAAAGGTTTCCATCGCGCTTTTCGCGAGGATGAGAAGCAGACCGATGTGTACTGGTTAGCGTGGGAGTGTTTAAGAGCTGCTGGCGAGACCGTGCCAATGTTCGGCGCAGAATTCTTAAAAACACTAAAAAAGGTGGATGTGTTAGAGGATGACCCGGAAGCATAAGGCGTGACTCGTTTACTTATTTGATCGCACGGATCAGTTTGGAAACGGGAATACCGCCTAAAGATTTAATTGGGTTGGATAGCAGGATGTTTACAGCTTTGTTAGAAGCGATGAAAGATAGAGCAAAGGAGATCAAAGATGCCAGTAACGGTAAAAGGCGGCATTGATCTCCAGAAGGCTTTAAGAAAATTTACGCCTGATCTAGCTAAAGACACAAGAAAAGAAATGGCTAGTTTGCTCAAACCTATTGTGTCTAAGGCGCGTGGTTATATTCCATCCCAAGCACCGTTATCGGGCTGGGGTAAAGCATCGAGTAATGGCAAATTTCCCGTGTGGGATGGTCGAGCTGCTAAAGGCGGCGTAGGTTATAAAACTAGCCCTAGCCGACCTAACCGCCAAGGGTTCAGATCGTTAGCGCGTATTCAAAACGCATCAGCATCGGGTGCTATCTATGAAACTGCTGGCCGTGTACATGCCAATGGCCGTGAGCAGGGATCCTCATTTATTGTCCAGCGACCAGGCTATAACCAAGGCGCAAATATTGTAGCTGCTGGCCCTAATCAAGGCCGTAGCCGTAATCCACAAGCAGGCTACATATTCGTACAAGCGATGAACCAATACGGCATGATCGTAGATGCTAACAATCAAACAGGCGCAGGCCGTAGATCACGCAAGATGAAAGGCCGCGCAATCTTTCGCGCATGGAAAGAGGATGGCGGCAAGACTAACGCAGCCGTTATCAAGGCCATTGAGTCTGCCCGGAATAAATTTAATACGGCTGTGGGGTATAACTAATGGCTATTGATCCATCAGTAAGAATTGATATAGCCGCTGAATTCACAGGCAAAAAAGCATTTAAACAGGCAGACACAGCTACAGCAAAACTAATGAAAAGTGTTAAATCATTAGCTGGTGGCTTAGGTATTGCTTTTGGTACAAAAGCAGTAATCAACTTTGGCAAACAAGCTGTAAAAGCTTTTGCCGAGGATGAAGCTGCTGCCCTACGTTTATCGAGTGCTGTAGATAATTTAGGTATTGGTTTTGCTAACGTAGATATATCTAAATTTATAGCCGACCTTGAAAGATCGGCAGGCGTTGCCGATGACATTTTGAGGCCAGCATTTCAGGGTCTATTGACTACTACGGGATCATTAGTCCAATCACAAAAGTTATTAAACGATGCCATCACAATCAGCCGCGCATCGGGTATGGATCTCGCCACCGTATCTACTGACTTGGCTAAAGGTTATGTAGGTATTACTAAAGGCTTGGCTAAATACAATACTGGATTAACTAGATCAGAATTGAGTACCAAGTCATTTAATGAAATTTTAGGAATTTTATTAAAACAATCTGCTGGGGCGGCTAGTGATTACTTAGGCACAACGGCCTACAGCATGGATGTATTAAGCGTGGCAACAAGCAACGCATCCGAGATTATTGGCGGCGGCTTAGTCGATGCTTTTGCAGCTGTTGGTGGCGGTACTGAGGCAAGCGATGCGGCTTATGTTATTGAAACTATTGCTACTGCTCTTGCTAACGTTACACGGGCTTCGGGCCGTGTAATCGGTGTTATTCCTACGCTAATTAAAAACCTAAAAAATCTACCTAAAAGTATATTTTTGGGTTTTGCGGGTGCGCAGGCTGGTGTAAAACTTACACCAACACCAACACCAACACCAACAGCTTCACAACTATCTGAAGAGGAACGCAAAAAGCGTTTAGCGAAATTAGAAGCCGATGCAGCCAGGCGAGCCAAGGCATTAGCGTTGCTACAAAGCAAGCAGTTAGCAAATACCAAAAAGCAAGCAGAATTAGAAAAGAAAAGATTACTGGCAGAAAAGGCTAAAGCTGCGTTATCTAAGGCCGCTGCGGTATTTGATTTAACTAAGATTCAAATAGCAGCAGCACTTAAAGCTACCTACGATAAAGATGAACGCCTGCGCCTATTGGCTATGCAAGAGATTGAAAACGATAACGGCGAGGCTGCCCTTAAACACCTAGCTGAGTTAAAGCTGCTAACCAAAGAACAGCAAACTAATAAGTTAGCCGGTATAACCGAGATTAGCCAAACCGAATTAGACTCAATTAACCAAATATTACTTAAAGAATTAGCACGCATATCATCTACAAAGATGACACAAGAACAGGCAGATGAAGCGCGTGCTGAAGCTTACAGACAATACAACGCATCTATTATTGCATCAGGTGGCTTAGCTGAAGCTAATTTTTACAATGAGAAAACACAAACAGATTTATTAAAAATAGCAAAATTAGCAGCCCTGCATGATGTGGCAACAGCTCAGGCCACGTTAGATATTCTTAACTACACTTCACAAACAGAGATTATTGCCCGCATCGCAGCTGCTCAAAAAATAGCAGACGATGCTAAAATGAAGGATTTAAAAGATTACCTAGCTTTACTAGGTACAGCAGCAGGAATAATTGGCGGGTTAACAGGTGGTTTAGCTATAGCAAAAGGTGCAGTTGAAGTTATACCTAGAGTTTTGCCACCTGGAGTTGGCGGCGGCGGCCAACCAATACCACCTGGCTATGGGGGCATCTTTGATTACATGCCACCTGCAGGATCAGCAGGATCATCAAACAGCTCAGTAACAGTAATAGTTGAAGGCTCAGTATTAGATGGTAATGATTTTGTAGAAATTGTAAACGATGCGCTACTAGATGCTAATAGACGAGGTTTATCCCGTTACCCTGCTGGGTTCTTGGCGGATGGTGGCTAATGCCAGTACCTACTATAAACGCGGTTATTAACTTTGGTACAGGCCCATCGACTGCCCAAGCCTTCATCATTGGCGAAGGCATATTCGGTACTAACGTATTAGCAGACTCAGCTGCGCTAATCGTAGATGTAAGCAACGTAGTCGATAGCGTTAGTACAAAGCGCGGCAGATCAGCTACAGCCGATGAATTCCAGACGGGCACACTAACCCTGCGTATCGTGGATCAAAATGGCGATTTTAACCCACAAAACCCTAGTAGCCCGTACTTTGGATTCTTAACCCCTATGCGTAAGGTGTCCATATCGGCTACTTATGGCGGCACTACCTATCCGATGTTCTCAGGCTTTATTACTAGCTATACAACCACTACGCCACGCAACGCGAACGATGTCGTGTACACGACTATTTCAGCGGTTGATGCCACGCGCCTAGCGCAAAATGCTCAGATCAGTACCGTTACTGGTGCGACTGCTGGCGATCTAAGCGGTACAAGAATTAACCAGATCCTTAACACTATTGCTTGGCCAGCATCTATGCGTGATGTTGATGCTGGTTTAACTACGTTACAGGCAGATCCGGGCACAGCGCGTACAGCCCTAGCAGCTTTACAGACAGCCACTAATAGCGAATATGGTGCTATATATATAGATGCATCGGGATCGTGGACTTTTCAAGACCGTTTATTAACTACTGCCAGCATCGGCGGTACGCCCACAATATTTAACGATAACGGCACAAATATTGGCTATGCCAATGCCGTATGGCGTACAGATGACACCCTTGTATTTAACGAGGCTAATATTACTAGGACAGGTGGCACGGTTCAAAATGCCACTGATGCAGCTAGTGTTGCCAAGTATTTTGCTCATACTTATAACCAACAGAACTTGCTAATGCAGACCGATGCAGTAGCCCTGGATTATGCCCGTGCATACGTTGCCAGCCGTGCTGAAACTAGCGTGAGATGCGATGCCATCGAGCTAGACTTATACACAGACAATTACAACACAGGCATAATTGCAGCCCTAGATTTAGATTTCTTTGACCCGGTAACTATCACTACTAATCAACCTGGTAGTTCAACACTTACTAAGACCCTACAAGTATTTGGCGTGGCGCATAGTGTCACACCGAACAAATGGCGTACAACCTTTACTACACTAGAGCCAATTATTGACGGGTTTATAATTGGTTCAGACAGATACGGCATTTTAGGCACTAACGTACTTTCATACTAAGGAGTAAACAAATGGCAACAGGCTTTCCAGCGGTAACGGGTGACGTACTCACTAGCGGCATGTTTAATGGCCTAGTGGCATTTACCCTTAATGCTCAAACTGGCACTACCTATACAGCGGTTTCAACCGATCAGTATCAAGTGTTAGTAACGATGAATAACGCAGCTAGTAATACCTTTTCAATACCCACAGATGCCACATTAGCCTTTCCAAATGGCACAGCTATTACAGTGCTACAGATAGGCGCAGGCGTTACCACCATCAACGCGGTTACACCCGGTACAACTACTATTACTAGCGCAGGTGCGACTAGCGCATCTCCTGTATTGGCACGCTACAAGGCAGCCGTATGCGTAAAAACAGGCACTAACGCATGGACAATTATTGGCGCGGTGGCTTAATGATTGGCGCAATAACCGCTGGTGCAACTGGGATTGCATCACCAGTTAAAGCTGCTGGCGGCAATATTATTGCAGTAAGTGGTGGCTACGTTTATCACGCTTTTACAAGTGGTGGATATTTTACACCGTTTCAAACTTTAACTTGTGACATATTGGTCGTAGCTGGTGGCGGCGGTGGTGGAAATTCACAGCAATTTTTTGCCGGTGGTGGCGCAGGTGCTGGTGGAATTTTGGCGTTTGCATCTCAGTCGGTAACGGCATCAGCAAAAACTGTAACTGTAGGTGGTGGCGGTACTGATGGCACAGGACAAGGTGGCAACGGTGGTTCAAATGGTTCAAATTCGCAATTTGACGTATTAACTGCATGTGTAGGTGGCGGTAGAGGTTTATGTTTTGCTAACGGTAATGGTTCAACTGGCGGATCTGGTGGCGCAAATTCAGGTGCTGCTACATCTGGACAAGGTAATGCTGCTGGTACAACCAGTGGTGGTAACGCGGCTGGTGGCGGTGGCGGTAAAGGTGCTACTGGTAGTAACGCAACAGCTAACCCAAATGGTGGTGCTGGCGGTGCTGGTGTGAATACTGTTACTAACTGGGGCACGTTAGCTGCTGCGCTTTCAGCAACTGGTTTAGGGGCAAGTGGATATCTTGGCGGCGGCGGTGGCGGTGGTGGATCACCTGCATACGGCTCACCCACAGTAGCAGCTGGTGGTATAGGCGGCGGCGGCGCAGGCGGTATCAATATTAATGGTACTGGTGCGGTTGCAGGCACAGTGAATACGGGCGGCGGTGGCGGCGGTGCGCCTAATGGCCCTGCATCGGGTAATGGTATTGGCGCAGCTGGTGGAAGCGGTTTAGTAATTGTGAGGTATGCAATATGAGTCATTGGGCAGAAATAGATAATAGCGGCTTAGTGCTGCGCGTACTTGTAGGCGATAACAATGAGCCTGATGAAGGCCAAGCCTTTATGGAGTCACTTGGCGGTACATGGGTTAAAACCAGTTATAACGGCAACATACGCAAAAATTATGCTGGTATTGGTTTTACCTATGATTCAGTTCGAGATGCTTTTATACCACCTAAGCCTAAAGATGCAATAGGGTTCGATGAAAACACTTGCCAATGGATTGTGCCGATAGATGACCGCGATCAGTTATAACGGCTGGCCAGCATCTAAAGATGTTGAGTCGATCCGTATCAAGTCTTACGCGATTAAGGGCAGCAGCGTTAAGTTGCGTTGCGCATATCTTGCTGCGCCTTTACTGGTTGCCTTTGCTGAGCAGTTTCATGAACTGATCGAGGAAATCGATGGCGGTAAACTAGATGACTGGGGATACTGTTACCGAGATGTTAGAGGCGTACCGGGCAAATTAAGTAACCACAGCAGCGGTACGGCTATTGATCTCAATGCAACCAAGCATCCACTAGGCAAGGCTGGCACGTTTCCAGCTGAGAAAGTACCGATGATCCTGGCATTGACTAAGAAGTACGGCCTTAATTGGGGCGGTACATGGACACGCAAGGATGAAATGCATTTTGAGGTGGGAATAGATCCCGTCAAGACAGCCAAACTAATAGAGAAGTTAGGATTAAGTTATGCCGACTAGCGCGCAAGTAACAGTTACAACTACAGCTACATTATTGGTAGCTGCAAATATTATGGATCAAACAGTATGGCTACATAATCTAGGCGGCGGTGCTGTCTATTTAGGTGATGCTAACGTAACTACATCTAATGGTTACAAACTAGATAACGGCGATAAAATGCAAGTGCCTGTAGGAGATCACGAAGGCTTATACGGTATTGCTGCATCGGGTACGCATACGATTGCAGTATTGAAACAAGTCAACTAAGGGCATTTAGGAGTAAGACCATGAAAGAACAAGCTAAGGCCGCTGGCCTGTCATACCTGCGGGCCGCTGTTAGCTGCGCTGCTGCACTTTACATGTCCGGTATCACCGATCCAAAGACACTAGCTAACGCATTTGTAGCAGGTTTACTTGGCCCTTTAATGCGCGCCATGAATCCTAGCGATAACACTTTCGGCGTTAAGTAATGACGGCCGCCCAGTCGCTAATAGCAATAGCCATAGGCTTATGTACTCTTATGGGGTTTGCGGCTGGGCTGGTTCGCCATCTAGTCAAGTATTACCTAAGCGAATTACGCATAGACGGTAACGGTGGGCATAACCTACGCGGCCGCGTTGATCGCATCGAGGCCAAGGTAGATAGTATCTATGAGATCCTTTTAAGCCGTTAGGCGTGTCGGTTATTGACCGCTGTCATACCCAGGCTTTACCCTTAATTTACACGTTAGGCAGGGCTACCTAATTCGGTGTAGCACGGCTTAACCCAAACAAGGGCGAAGTAAATGGATATAGAAAAAGTAGCAGTATTTGTAATAATGGTAAGTATTGCTTGGTTTATCGTAGGTTGGTCAGTCGGTTACAAAGAAGGCGTAAAGGATGGCTACAATCGTGGCCGTGCAGCTGGTATGCGCGTAGCTAGTGATCGCGTGGTTAAGTAATGACTTTTAACCTAGATAACTATGAGGATGTAAATAGCCGCATAAAGCGGTTTAGAGAAACCCATATCTCAGGCAGGATCATTACTGAGATTGTTGAGTTAAACGTCAAAGATGGCTATGTCATTATTCGTGCCAGCGTATTCCGTGAACATGAGGATGTAGTACCAGCAGCTGTGGACTATGCCTATGAGCTGCGTACCGATCGAGGTGTAAACCGTGACTTTTGGATCGAGAACTGCAGCACTAGCGCAATCGGTCGAGCCATCGGATTACTTATGCCAAGCGATGCACGGCCTACACGTCAAGACATGGAAAAGGTAGAACGCTTACAGGCTCAGCCTGCAGTAGAGGTTGATCTATGGGCTACTGCTATACCTGCAGTAAAGGTTGAAGGTGTTGGAAGTGTGCGCCCAGCTGCGGAAAGCATCGCAGACATTAAAGCGCAGCTAGGTGGCGAGATATTAGACCCTGCGCCTGTCTGCTCGCATGGCCGCATGGTTTACAAAGAAGGCGTAAGTGCGACTACACAAAAGAAATACCGGGGCTATACCTGTAGCACTAAGTCACGGGGCGATCAATGCAAACCAATATGGCTATAACCGAGATGGCGCAGATTGTTCAGGTAATTTTAGATCGATCGCAGGAGTTACAGGCAGCAGCTAGTGGGTTTGCCCGTAGCACAGGCGAGAAGGCTAATACGCCCGACCATGCTGGCCGCTACAACACTAAGATCAATTTTCATGAGTTTATAGCTGAGCATAGTGAAGCTGCTGGAGCTGAGATCGCAGTAGCGCAATACATGGGTATTCGTAACTTTATACCTACGGTCAATACTTTCCACGATGCACCAGACATCCAGGTAGGCAATCTAGGGTTCGAGGTCAAGTGGACTAAATACATAAATGGGCACTTAATCATCCATAAGGATTACCCACGCCTAACGGATGTGGCTATCTTATGCGTGAATAAGTCACCTGTCTATCAGATCGTAGGCTGGATGCCCGTGCTATGGGCTAAGAAGGTCAAGTATTACAACCCTGCCGATGGTAATTTTTGGATATCTCAGCGTGAGTTATTTGAGATGGACACATTGAGGAAGTCGATCTATGGCATTACTGAGGATTAACTGTCGGGTTTGCGCCAAGATCGGTAAGGGGATGCAAACACACAAGATCGTAGATGAATTTGTAAACCTACCGCCTAACGTTGTATGCGTTCAATGCTTAGGCTGTGGCGTTATGGGCATTGAAATGCTACTAAATAGCCAAGTACCTACAGATGAGGAGATATTGCATGACTAATGAACTAAAGATCAGCTGTAATTGCGAGGAATACAAAGAGATGAGCCTATCGGTTCACCTAGTCAATGGCATTATTCCGATCATCATAATCAAGTGTGAAAACTGCATGAGTGCCTACACAGTCATGCCTAATTCGGTGCAAAATGCCTAGCTACTTGTATCGCTGCGATCAATGCGGCGTGGAATTGGAGATGAATCACCCGGTAAATACACACGGCGATA